GGTGTAATAATACGGAACAATGATTTGAGTGCTTTTGCTCTTGACATATCAGCAACTGATTTTTCAGACATTGCATCTTCAACTTCTTTCTTCGAAGCCAAGTTACCGATTGAGTCAATCATTAAGAATACATTATCACCTTTACCTACTTCATCCAATCTTTTTACAATATCAAACTTTAATTGTTCAACATCTTCAATTGGAATATGAATTACCCTGTTGGTATCAATATCAAAAGATTCTAAATACTCAGGTGTAATACCATATTCAGAATCATATAATAAAGCAACACCTTTTGGGTATTTCTTTAAGTAAGCTTTCATGCAGTAGAGACCAAGTAAAGTTTTGAAACTTTTTGATTCACCTGCCACAACAGTAAGACCAGGAATAAGACCACCTTTCAACGAACCACTGAATGCAATATTTACAATAGGTAGTTCTGTTTGAATAGGATCCTTATCCTGGAAGAATGCAGAATCAGATAGAACAGCGGACTGTTTTATCGAACCTGCTTTTAACATTTTATCGAGTAAACTCATATTATTCTCCACTTAATATAGAATACAACTTATCAGCGAACGCATCAAGTTTCTCATATCGGTTTGGCCAATATATGTAATCCTTTTCTGGGTTTGCTTTTAAGTTATTTAATAAAGGAACAACTGCGTCGTAAATCAGTTGAGCCTTAGCAGCGTTAGATTCTGCAGTCGCAGAAGTAGTTTCGGCTACTTGCTTTGCTTCTCTAACAACTTCAAGTTCATCAGCATCAACAGCAGTAAAACCAAAATCAAAATCAAGTATTGTGGTTTCTTTTTCTATAGACATATAATCTCCTTAAAAAGGAGGGACCCGAAGATCCCTCTCGCCGTTTCATTATTAATTACGTGCCAATTCCTTAAAGATACTAAGGTCATCATCATCGTCACTAACAGAGGAACCTACATTAGGTTCAGCTGTTGCCATTGTTGGCTCATTAACAGATGTGTCGTTAGACATATCGGATAAATCCAATTCATCTGCAGTTTCAGCAACCGGTGCAGAAGCAGTCGGTTCATCATTCTGTAAATCAAGAACACGATAGAGTTTTGTTTTCAACTCGGCATATGATTTAAAGTTCTTTTCGGAAACAATTTCCTCAAGAGAATGTTGCTCTCCCCAAATTCTTTCCAACTCAGCATCGTCATCAGACAATGGAGCAGCTGGGTCAAATTCAGACTTATCATAGTTAGGATAACCTTCAAACTGTCTAATCTTGAGACGGAAGTTTGCTCCTTCCCAAAGGTCAAACGGATTTACTGGATCCTCATCTTCGAAAGTTGGATTCATTAAGTCATTCAACTTATCAAAGATTTTCTTACCGAATTGATAAAGGAATACTTTACCTTCGTTCTCAGGATTGCCTGAATCTTTAACAACATAGATGTTAGCAGTATACTTCAGTCTACGCTTCTGTTTACGTGCTTGGTCTTTGTCAGATTCAACACCACTGTTCCAAAGTTTTGAATTAAACTCTGATACAGGATCATCCTGGTTCAATGTGGTTAGAGAGTTTTCGATATACCATAAACCTGTAGGTCCTTGGAATCCATGATCCCACAACCTTACGAAAGGCATTTCTTCACCTTGAGGCGCAGGTAAGAAACGGATTACTGCGAATCCATTACCAGCTTTGTCTCTTGTTGGTTTCCAAAATTTCCCTGCGTTTGGGTCTTGGTATGATTTTGAAGAAATCTTCTCAAGCTGAGAGTTCAACTTGTCAAGAGTCTTCGAACGATTCTTCTTCAGAGAAGAGAAGTCAGTTAGTGCCATAATTTTTCTCCTTATGTATAGCGTTATATAGCGTCGTATTAAATATCGAACCGTTCCTTAACTATTGTCTTAAAACGATTCGGCTCAAAATCCAAAAAGGGTTTGTACTTTTTAGATTTGTCTATTATATCAAAAGATACATGTTTGTCAACTATTTTCTCACTCCAATATGAAAATATATTTGATATGAAAGCAAGAATAGTAAAAGTCTCTAAACTAATCTTCTTCTGTAATAACAGAGTCATTACCAAAGGATGTTGTCCATCTCTTGATATAAAGTTTCGCTTGTATTCATCGTCAAGATGAGCAAGCTCGGATTTGAAGACATAACCTAATGATTCTATCTTCTTTCTCCAATTCATATGTCTGGCTTCGGCTTCACTATCGAGTAAATCTCGAACCCAGATGTTTTTATTTATTAAAATGTTACTTAAAATCAGTCCTTCGAAGTCATCTTTTTTCGCTAATTTTGCGAATGAGTAAGCATCACTTCTCGACATAAAAGTTTCGTAATTCGCACGAACCTTTCCATTATATTTGAAGTAATCGTAATTGTCCGTTGTAAAATGTTTCTTTAAAGCAAGGAACTTAACGTAAGCATTAAAGCTATCATCACTTGCTAAAGTCTGTGATATCTTGTTCATCTTCCTTTTTCACCATCTTCAGAGTAACTGCTTCAGTCCGAATCTTTTCTTTTAAGATTGACGACTTTTTAACAATTTGAGCAATAGTTTCAATTTCAATTCCATTCTTCTCGGAGAAGTCGACTAAAGCGTCAATATATGGAACCCCTTTTGAAATATGTTTACTAATCTCGTGGTGAATTTTATCAGGTGTTAAAGCAACAACGGACATATCAGTATTTTCCTTAGAATCTTTTTTTGTCATGTATTCCGTCTATTATACTCTAGTTTGGGTGATATGTCAATAGTTAATTTTTGTAATGTGTATAAACCCAACCAACTGATTAATCAATTGGTTAGGTCTATTATAACAAAGTTTTAACTAGATGTCAATCTATTTATTAAGCCACTCTAAGGGGGTCGAGCGGCTCGCAAAAGTTGATGACACTGAGTGATTGTCGGTCACAAAGTTCAACATGATGCTGAACGAGAGGGATACCATAAATTGGTGATTGAAAGGGCATGTATAAATGAGGCCAAAGAATAGGTGCTAAGAACCCAGTAATACAAGCTCCAAAAAATAAAACAGCAAGGGTCCAGTTTCGGACTGTCTTTAACATTTTATTCTACCTCTGCTACCTCTTTAGCACCTACGATATAACCAGCAGCTTCCCAACCTTCTAAGGTACGGCAGCGAGTCTTGCGTGTGGTTAAACCATTGATACCTTGGATTTCTACTCGAGCACAATACAGTCCATTATCATTCAAACGTGCAACATAATCTTTTTCATCAGCAACTGCTTGGGTGGCAATTCCTGAGGCCGCCAGGCATACGGCCACAACTAACTTATTCATAAGTTTTAAACTCCTTTAGTGATTTTGAAATGTGTTACCGTTGGTAACAGCCATTATATATACCGGAGTACTTAATTTTTTTCTTGATTTATATTAATTTTTTATTAAAATTGAGGAAACTATTATATTCATGAATGGAATATTTGAACAAAAGTATAACACCAAAAGTGTCTATACTTCTTCGAACAAAACTTCTTCTACATATTGATTCTTTCTTTCTTCAGGTACACCCATTGCGAGTATTGAGGAATGAAGCATCTTGTTCATTTTCTGATTACGACAATATTTGTTCTGTGCTTCTTTTGTATCTAAGCAATCTAATTTTTGATACTGAGGATTGTTCATCTCTAACATATAGAACTGAATAATGGACATTGCCATATTACAAAGTTGGTCTGTTTCGTATCCTTCTCGGATTGAACCTGCACCTACAATATTTTCAGAAAAGATTTCTTTTGCCCAGTCAGGCATTTCTCTATCTCTTGACCAAGTAAGATCTTTTGTTTCTAATTGAAACTTCTCTAAGTATACATGAGGTCGGTCGTGTAAAGGAGAGTAATCGCAAAAGCAACCTGAAATCTTTTTAGGATTCGCAACAATATCCAAACCTAAAATTGGAAGGTCGACATCAAAATGTGGAAATACATTAATGTGCATTAACCATAATTTATTTTTACCAACAGGTTCAATAGTTTTTAAATGAGCTTTACGAATTACTTCGCTATCCCAAAACCAATCTGACCATCCATTTAAATCTGCCGTATGCTTTGGATTATCAACAGGATCCATGTATGCGTCAAATATACCACGGATCTCCTCCGATAAATTTCTTAACCTATCAAATAATGGACTCTCAATCATCGTCTTCCCAACTACCCATCTTCCTTGCCATTGCGTAATTTTCTGGCTCGTACTCATCAGGATTACTTCTGTAATTATCCATGAGTTCGTGGAATAGTCTTTCTGCATATTCAAAACATATCATTGCTTCGTCAGCCATTCCATCATGTAATAGTTCTCTTACTTGTTTAATTAATTCTGCTCTGTTTTCAAATTCATACATAAGACCTGACCCAGGAACATTTCGTTTAATGATTTGTCCACCGTGAGCATCTCCAAAGTGTCTTACATATAAATGAGCAAGTAAACCTTCATTATTACCATCTTCAAGAAGAGCATGAATATGTTTGTTATATTCCACAACAGATTCAAAGTTATCCTCTATCTCGTCAAGTTCATATGTTGATTCTAATTCTTGTAAGTCTTCTTCAATTAATGTTGACCTAAAGATAGGTTCAAGTTCCATCGGAACCTCAACTGCTGACTCCAATACCATATAATTTTGTAATTGGGCGTGTAAATATTCTTGATATAATTTTGGACTGATTTGTCCTGAAAGCAACATGTCTGCGAATTCGGTTCTTTCTGCGTTATCGTGATGTTGCCTTGTTAGTTCTTTTAAATTGTTTGCCATTTGTCACCTCATGATTTAATTCATATTGTATATGAAGTTATTTATAAATAATTGCTGAACATAATTGTATATATCTCAGTAGGAGAAATCATGAATAAGAAAGTACAATTTTGTGATGTAAAAAGTGATGCTGTGAAATTCGCAGAAATGGCAAAGATTGCCTATGAAGATGGTAAGGAAGCAAAGCCACACTTCAAACGATTAGGTTATACCGGTCATAAATTTATTGACCATGACGGAGCACAAGCCCATTGTGTTTGGAATAAAGAAGAATTCGTTCTATGCTGTCGAGGTACTGAACCTACAGAACTCAACGACCTTAAGGCTGATTTAAATATTTGGCCTGATAAAGCTCAAGTTGGTGGTTGGGTACATAACGGTTTCCAAAACGAAGTTGATGATATCTGGGAAGATGTCATAAAAGTATTTGGCAAACATTCAGATAAGAAAATCAGAATATGTGGACATTCTCTCGGTGGAGCAATGGCAACAATTGCTGCTTCAAGATTGAAAGTACATAAGCCTGTATTATTTACTTTTGGTTCACCAAGAGTTGGAAACAAAGAATTCATAAACAACTTTAAAGAAGTTGAACATTATCGTTTTGTAAATAACAATGACCTAGTGACAGTTATACCACCTTGGTTTATGGGGTATCGTCATCACGGTCAAGTTATGTATTTTAACTATAATGGTATTATTAAGAACCTTGCTTGGTGGAGAAAGCTGAAAGATAAAGTCCGCGGTATACTTACTTCCTGGATTAATTTAAAGCCTTTTGACGGCCTTGCAGATCATTCAATGGATAACTATACAAAATATACTAAGGACAATTAATGGACATTATAGAGAGATTATTTTCTGATACTCTATGGATTTATACAGCAATCCTTGGTTCAATCGCAGGTGCAGGTTTCTTGTTTTGGTTTAAAGATACAAGAGCAGCATTGTGGGCAGTAGGTAAGTTTGATAGTTTTATGGAATACTTAGTTGAGAGATGGGGATTCACTTGGTTTGGTCAAGACCCTGAACTTTGGAGACAAAAGTATCCACACATCACTCGAAAGATTGATGAGCACGAAGGTAGAATTCGTTTACTTGAAGATGATTCACATCCTCCTGTTGCTCCGGGTGGTACTACTGAACTTAAGAATTTAATTGATGCAATTGAAGCAAGGTTAGAAGTATTAGAAAAGAAGAAAAAATAAATGGTAGAGTTAACAGATGCAGCAATATCTAAGGCGATTGAAAGAACGGCAGGCTCGAATCCAAGCTACATTAGATTGGGTGTGCATCCTGGTGGTTGCGCTGGCTGGGAGTATATTATTGATTACGCTAATGAGGTTGATAGCACTGATTTTGTAGAAGATTACGGAAAGTTTAAGTTAGTCATAGACGCAATCTCAGTACCATTTTTAAACGGCTCAACATTAGATTGGGTAAAGGAAGGATTGAACGAATCATTTAAAATCATCAATCCAAAAGAGGAAGCATCCTGTGGGTGCGGAGTATCAATACAGTTTAAGGATTCATAATGATAGAATATGTATTATTGATAGTTATGTTAGTTTCCGTTTCTTATTGTATGGCAAGCTTGCTGTTCATTAAGGAAGGGAGTAAAGGAATTACTAAACCTTACGTGACAAAAAGTGGTATTAAACATACTGCCAAGAAATCGCGTATTGAACATATAGTTTAGTAATAACAAAAAATAAAAAGGAGAAGAAATATGTTAGATTTTATTAAAGATAGATTAGGCGAAAGAACGTCTTTGGATGGAGGAGTCCTAATCGCTATATGCGGATCTATATTATTATTCGGAGGTATCGTTGAACTCGCGGCTTGGGCCGGTTTGGGTTGGGGTATCTGGACCTTAATCAAAGGGGAATAACAAATGGAAGAAGAATTGAAAAACAGCGGACATCATCCTGCTGATACAAACGGAGACGGTAAAGTTTCTAAAGCTGAAGAAGCAATGTATTTAGAGTTCAAGAGAAAAGAACTTGAAGATGCAGATGCTATGAGAGATGCTCAAAGACAAATGGCATGGTTCTCATTATATGGAATGTTAGCTTATCCTGTATTAGTAATCGGTTCTAATGTAGTCGGTTATGAAAAGGCTGCTGATATTCTTGGAGATATGGCGGGAGTTTATTTTATTGCTGTTGCTGGTATTGTTGCTGCATTCTTTGGAGCACAAGCCTGGACTAAAAAGTAGATTCTTCTTAATCTCAACGAAAGGGGCTTAGGCCCCTTTTTATTTTTCTACTCTTGCGATTCTTTGAACCGTTGTAGTATCGTGATAGTCATTATCTCTAAAGTCACGAATAGCAGTTTCTTTAACTAACCATCCATCTTCAACTTTATAATTAATGACTTCTTTTCTGAATGTACCTTCCATTTTGTCAAAGACATTTTTAAAAGGCCCATCGGAAAGACCGTCATAAGGTTTCATTGCCCTGTCTAAAACTGCTTTCTTAGAAGGGGTTAAAGTTTCGACATTACTGCCTTTATATTTTACCATTATGTATTTCCTTATTCTGCCGTATTGGCGGTTGGTTGTTGGTCAGGGTGAGTACCCTCTAACCATTGTAATCTTTCTGGGTCATCTTCAGCTTCAAATTCATCATCAGCTCCTGTGTCGTCAGGTATCAATTCCGACACAACCATTTTGAGTCCAGAATTGCCGAGTTGATTTTCTTGTACTGAATGAGCAGGAATAATAGTTGTGTTTGCTTCAGCTGCTACAATTTCACCAGCCATGTCTCCGTCTCGTGCTCGTGCCATTCGGGCGTTCTGAATCCACTCCGGATTATTTGCTACTGTATCATTATAAACATTTGCTATATGGTCAAAGAAAGCAGTACCTGCGCCGAGTGTTTGAAATTCCCAAGTTACATAATTCACTTCGTCCCAAAACGCTTCTCTTGCTGCATGATATTCTTCATCATACATATATGATTTACTTCCTGCTTGATTACGACCAATAAGTATCATCGTTCCAAGGAAGTGAGTACCATTTACAAACCCCGAGCTTAATGTGAGAGCGTATCCATCTTCAGAGCAAACAAAAAGAACCCCGTCTTCTGCATCAAGGTGTGATTGAAATTGTGTGCGAAGATATGCACGTTTTGCTTCGTTATCGCCTTGGGCAACTGGTGTATCTTCCCAAGGATAACTTCCGCCATTTAAATTATCAATACAGTCATCAAACATTCGGTTGAAATCTGTATCGTTAATTTCAGTTATTAAATCAAATCTGATTGCCATTATATAATCCTATTGTGGAGTTTCTGGTGAAATTACTGCTCCGTTTGAATATGGGGCTGTGGAGCTAACATAGTTAGAACCCCAAATCCAACTTGTTCTATTTCGGCTAAAGTCACGGTTCCAACTTGCATTTGCCGTGTATAATGTAAAGCTTCCATCAGTATATCGGTTAAACCAATTTCTTGGTAAAGCACCTTGCATATAAATTACTTGTGAGTGTTGTGTTCCTTTAAAGGTTGTTCTTACACGGTACATTCCAAGTATTGTTGCTCCTCGATAATTTGTTGGATTGATTGAACCTATCGCAGGAATAACACTTCCGTTTGAATAACCCCAGTTTGAAATTGTTGAACCGAAGTTAACTTGACCGCACACCAAATGCCAGCCTCTATGTGTATTATAGAAGTCTGCCATATCAATTGTTCCGCTTGTGGGAACTGTTGTGTTGTGGCCGGAACCATAACTATGAACCCTTGAAGCATTAACACCACCTCTGTAGTATTCTGCCATGTCAGGACTGCCACTCGCACCAAACTGGTTACGAATGTCATTCATAGAAATTGTACCTGAACCTTGTAATCTACTCAATTGAATATACCTCTTTTGATATATTTATTAGTCAACGAGCAATTGAATTATTCCGTTCTCCCAATTTTCAACAACATCCTGTGCGTATGAGCTACTCTTTCCTGGCAGCTTACGACTTTCAACTACTTGACCATTTTCAAGCAGGTCGACAACATACATTGTATCAGGACCATCTGAACCTGAATCATTTGACCCGGTCACCGCTTCCTTACGAATAAGGGCTGTTCTAATTCTACTCATTATTTTCTACCTCACTTTTTAAAACAGGTACACCATGTTCAGTATACCCAATAATAGGATCTTCTGCCAAGACAGAATATAAAGCAGCTGCTATAATTAAAAGCCACAATACAATTCCACTTATAAGAAGAGCCTGTGTGGACTTATAAGCTAACTTATCTAAAAATGACATTAGCTTTTCCAATCTTGTTTCGCCTTTCTAATTCAATCCTTACTTTTCTTTTTAATCTTGGTCTTTTGTTTTCATTATAGAAAGCAATCAATTCAGCAGTAGATTTAGTTTTCATATATTCATGTTTTACTGCTTTCTTTTTTGTATTTCTATCAACGATAACTTGACTCATTCCAAATTTAACTGGCATTATAACCTCTTTACCATTTCGATGATTCTGTCCGCGTCAGGATCATCAAGATAACCATAGATACCTACATCGGCTTTTCTATAATCATCCAATATATTTTCCATTCTTTCCGCAGGCGGGTCTACGAAGTCTCCGTCTTTCATAATCGCAAGTTCCCACTGATTTGTTTTATAACCATAAGAACCTGTAAATTTGACTAACGATATTATATATCCATTCTCAAACCTGAATTCCTTTCTTACACCGTCATGCCACGGTTGAGACTTAGGCCACTTGGCCACTTGGCTCTCCTACTTCCCAACTGATAACAGTTTCTAACCTAAAGGATCTCCAGGCTTTCTTGTCCATTGCCCATGCTGCGAGGTGGTCACTATCAGGATTGAAATCTTTAATGACTCCACCTGTGACTCCGTTCTCTCTAAGAATTTCTTCATTAAGAGTACATGGCATAATACGAATCTCTTCAGTATTAATCTTTTTAAATACAACAGTCACTACTTCTTTCTTTAAAGCATTGACCAAATTTTGCGTTTCATTTCTATTCATAGTTTATTTTCCTTGGCGCCCTTGAAAGGAATCGAACCTCTAGCTGTCGGTTCGTAGCCGACTGTTTTATCCGTTAAACTACAAGGGCTCATAACAAATTTTTCCAGAACTCCATCCACCAATAGCCGTGATCTTTTACAATACCAATAGCTAATATAATAAATGCAGTTCCATTCAAAAGGATAAGTGCTCGGTCTTCCCAAAGTAAACTTACCCACAACCATAATCCGATTCCGAAAAAGCTAAAGTATAAATCAAGCAAATGAAATTCAGGACCTGAAGACCTAAACACAATTGCTGACAATACCAAAATGGATGCAATCCACTTTACGTACCAGTCAATTTTCTTTTCACCTCTTTCAGAACGTATCATTAATTAATCTCAACCTCTTCAACAATATTTTCAGTAGGCATATCAACTATGTACCCATCAATACGACGGACATATGTTCGACCACCTTCTACTTTTTCAATTGTACCAACGACTTCAAGATTTACTTCATCCTTCAATTCGTGTACATATGTTATTTTCTTTTTACTCATTTTAAACCCTCCCAGGTTTCTTTCCAGGATGAGACAGGATAATTCTTTCCCATCTTTCCTAAATCTATCGTTAAGGCAAGTGGATAATCGTTGCCTCCATACTCCATCTTGTCTCCGAAGAAATGAATGAAGTCATATTTTTTATTTAATACTTTTGCTGCCTCAGACTTATTATTTCCACGAGGAGCAATATCAATACTTATATGTCCACCGATACTTGCGTGAACATCAGGATATGATTTATTAATATCCTCAACAATATAGAATCTTTCTTTGTTTCTTTTATCCCATTCATAA